AAGAATTTCTTTTGCTTCTTGAACAAATTGTTTCCAACCATCTGTCAAGAATAAATCAAAGTAGTTTTCATAATACTTTTGTTCTTCAGGACTCAATTGAGTTTCTCCTGTTGTCTATAATAACTATTATACCATAGTATATGTCATTTGTCAAGTAGTTTCTTGACTCTTAGTAGACTTTGTGGTACGGGTTGCTTTAGCTTCCTCAAGTTCTTTGATTCGCTTATCAAGTTTTGTCAAGATGTCATTCATTTGTTCAATGACTTCTTGGAACTCTTTTTTAGTTACTACCATTACTCCCTCTCATTTGCATTTCAACAATGTCTTCTTTCGTTTCAATTTCACGTTGCTTCAGTGCTAATTCTGCAACTTGTTTGCGTCGATTAAATTCTTGTTCTGTAGGATCAGTGCCCATTCCCTTCATAACCGCTGAATATCGTCTGGTCTCACTATCTACAGGCAACAATTCAGTCTCTACTCTATTTTGCTCAATGCGAGACATGACTTCAGCAGTCTGTGCTTGAGTGTATTCAAGAATAGCCTGCTCTTTAGCCATCTGAAGCTGTTGCAATTGTTGTTGCATTTGTTGTTGTTCGGGATTTGGTTGACTGGCTTGTTGTAAGCCTTGAACAATTTCTTCACGATTCGACAAGTTCATATTGTCTACAATTGCCTGAATCAACTGAGGGTACATTGGCGAGTCTTGACCCATTGTCTGTAATAACTGTACCAACTGAGTGACTTCATACTCACGAGCAATGATACCTAATGAACTACTAGCAACAAACTTATAGTCACTCACTGGATACAATTCAGGGTTAAACTGCATATACCGATGAGCGGCCTTGGTGACAAACGGGAGCAGGAATGCGTCTTGGAAGTTAATCAGTGTGCGCTTATGCCGCTTAATAATAGCTCCAAGCGACATTGAGATCCCTGCGGCTGTGGCATCCCCATTGACTGAACCGGGGATACCTGCGGCATCAATTGCACCTGTAGCCATCTGTACCATCTGCTGTAAAGTTTGAGCTTGGTTAAAGGTGGTAGGGTCTAATTGTCCAAAGTTAAACGGCTTAAGGATCTCTGCAGGGTTGCCGTTAGTCAGGATAGCTTTACCCGGACGTACCTCTAGCTTAGCACCACGAGGGAGCCTAGAAGCGTCCACAGCCATCATTGGGTGTACAGTGAGTGCTAAGGCATCAATACGTGCACGTAACTCTGTATCAAGTGCTTTCTGTGCATTGTATCCTTTCTCACAGATACCACGGCCCCAGAAGCGGCCCGGAACAACGTCCCAAGGGAAAGCAACGACAGGACGATCTTGCATCATGTAAGGGTTTGCTTCCGCTTTAAGCAACGTACCACCGTTAGCAATAACGATTACTGCTTCAGTGTACTCTGGCTCATCTTCTTTTTCTTCGGCTGTCTCGTCTTCTTCACCTTCTTCATTAATTGAATTGAGAAGATATGTTGGCACAAGACCATAGTACTTTGTCAGCCTTACTTTATCATCCATGTAGATGGTGAGGTCTTGGTCAGGCTCAATGTCCGTGTCAGGAGCCGCTACAGCAACGTCAACGTCAAAGTAAATACCTGCTTCCTGTGCTTGTGTGACTTGGTGCAGAGGGACAAATTCGTCAATAGCTACACCTAGGGCTTCATCAATGGAAGTCGCTACAGGATCAATTAAGAAGTTCTGTGGCATAACAGGACGCATCTTAACCAATGTACGGGTGCTTTCCATTACGCCAACAGCCGTCATGTTTCCGTCCATAACAGGTTGTGTAGCAGGCTTGAGCTCTGTAACTTCATCAAGAATTATTTCACCGACCCCAGTACCAAAGACAGCAGAGTTAATCAAGCACTCCGCAATTGACTTACGAGCCTTAGCATACTTCATGTCTTCGTCTAGTTGTGTACGGAGAATTTGGATGTCTGCTTTATCTTGGTCTTGATAGTCATCGGCAATGTCGAACCACTTACCACGACCAAAGGTAGCTTCTTCAACTTCAGCTACAGAAGACTCCACAGCTTGCTGTAGTGCAGGAGAAATAAGTCGAGAGCGTTCTGAAGCTCGCATAGAGTCCTCTTCAGCCCAGATGCCACGCCACAAGCGATAGTATTCATCAAACTTCTCCTGATAGTTAGACTCAAAGTGGTCACGCCATTGGTTACACTTATGAATTACCCATCCTTCTAATGAGCCTGTGTCTTCTTGATTGTGATCATAATCCATATTTAATATCCTGCTACTGGATCAAGTATTTCAAAGTCGTCTTCTTCGTAATCGTAGTAGTACGACACCTTTGCTAATTGGTCAATGTAGGCTAAAGAGTCCACAAGGTCATCATGGACAAGATGGTTTGGGAACTGGAATAGCTCGTCCATAAACTCTGCGTTCCAGTCCCCCTTGTTCAAGGTAATTTGTCCGTGCTCAAAGCGTCCTTGAAGAGCCCAGACAACACGGTCAGTCTTTTTCTTGTTGCCGTGGGTGAGTTCCTCCACCCTGAAGAACCGTTGCTTTGACTTCATTAAGTCGGTAAGGTAAGGAAGTACCGCATTCTTTCGTGCTCCTTTTTCTATACCAACTGCGACTGGTTGATAAGCATGAACAGCGTCGAATATTTTCTTGGCGGTTTTCTTGATGTCCCATCTTCCATGTATGATTTCTGCTACCCACCATCCGTTCTCGTTTGCTTTGACGATTGAGATGGCCGTTTGGTCGAGCTTGGTGTTTTTGGACTTAGTAGCAGATTCAACATTAGCAAAGCCCGCAAGGTCGACTGAAATATAATAATCACCAAACTCAGGCTCTTCATCATCAAACTGTATCCAGTCTTCTTTAAAGATCTCAGAACCACTTGCCTCAAACGATGCAAGGAACTCCTGTCGGAATGCATAGGATGACATTGACTTCTTAGCTGTATCAATCTCGTCTGGATCGAGAAGCGGGTTGTCGTAAGACGTAAAGTGCCAAGCCTTATAGCTATCATCATCTGACAGAGTAGCGTAGTTATATAGCTCATAGAAGTGGTTACGGCCCATTGGTGTCCCAATGAACATCGCATCTCCCTTTTGGTCAGCAAGAGCAGGTCTTAAGATCTGTTCCCACACACTGGGCTTCATATCCGCATATTCGTCCATTACGAGGAACTTAAGGGATACACCACGCATTGTCTCTGGTCTGTCAGCACCCTTGAGGGAGATAGTACAGCCGTTGATTAGAGTAATCTGTAGGTTGTTAATATGGGATGACTTGATCACTGGATGAGCTAACTCAAGCAGTGTCGACCACATAATGTCTCGTGCCTGCCCTTGTGTAGGGGCTACGTAAAAGACATGACCTCGCTCTGTCTGTAGAGCGTTAATGATGAGTAGCCACGCCGCTAGTCTGGACTTGCCAGTACGACGACCTGCGGCAACAATCTTGAAACGCACAGGGTCACTAAAGACATCCTGTTGCCACGGTAAGAGTTCGACGTTGAGTTCAGTCGACATTAAGCCTTAGCTTCCTTCATAATGTCAACAAGCTCTTTGCTACGCCGCCCGACTTGACGATACCACTTAGAGTCGATCATCTCATTAGCGGCCATTAGGTAGTTACCTTCGTTGACGTACTTAAGCATATTTTTAAACTGACCTAGACGATTTCGTCCAAGGTTGAACGCCATGTTCACAAGCACCCTTTGAGCATCTGGAGCCTGACCTGCAAAGTTTAAGACAAGAGCACAAGCATCAGTGTAAGCGACATCACAGTCCTTACGGAAGACATCAAGGATTCTTTCGTCAGTCACAGGCGTCCCTACAGGCCAAGTGTGCTCCATGTCTTCTTCGGTAACCATGTGCCCAATACCAAACGTAGGATACCCTTCAGAACACAGGTAGATCTCAGTGACATATCCTTCGTGGCGCACAAGGTCTTCTTTGACAATTTCGATTAGTTCATCTTTCGTCATCAATCACCTCAGCATCTATAATGTCATTTTCAGTTACTTTAGCATCCCCAATACCACTAATGGTAATTGAAACTGCAGGACGGCCACCCTGTGCATTATCTTTCTCAAAGTAACTCACAGGTAGCATACGATCCATTAAGAGTTTCCAAGCCGCCGCTTGGTTTTTATGGTCATCGTTAAGTGCCGCATCAAGAATACTGTCGAGTACCTTTTTTGACTTAGGTGAAGCCAACATTCTTGCTTTGTATTCATTGATGATTGAAGCGTCACCCGGAGGGCGACCAACCTTACCCCTTTTGGTTGGTTTTTTTGATTCGACATCTTGTTTTCTAGGTCGACCAATCTTTTTAGGTTGTTCAATCATAAGTATTCTCCCTAAGGTACTTACTTAAGTATCATGATAAGCAACCAAAATGATAACTACTTAACGATCACTCATTTGTTCTTAAGTATAAGACTATTATAGCATAGAAATTCTTAAATGTCAAGAGGTATCTTAAGAAATACCTAAGGTACCGCACTTGGGTTCATTTGTCAACCCTTTTGCATCACTTTTTTATCACTTATTTATTATAATTATACTTAAGAATATCATAGATTTACTTTAGTTTTACTT